TTCTTGGCAGCAAATTCTGCCTGGGCGAAACTTGTTTGCTTCATGACAGTCTCTGGCTAATCCTGCGGAGGAGCGACCATTTTACCAAACCGACAACGTGAGGGGAATAAATCAGTGTTTCCCTAGGAACCGATGACCTGCAAATAATTATTGTTAAGACAGGGGCCAGCGGGACAGGTTTCATAAAGTATGGAACGGTTGGATCAACACTTACAAAAGTCACCGGAACCATAACTCCCAACCAAAACAGTGCTTATGGCATTGAGTATAACTGGGCTTATTATAACCGTGATTTCGTAGGTGACGCCGGCGCGATCATTGGCATTGATTCTGGACTATCAGAAACGGTTATTGATGAGATCGCTGCAAAGTTCAGCATATTAGGCCGAATCACTCTGCCAACTAACCTGTCAGCAGAGCGAACGCAAGGCATCTCCATAGTCGAGGCAACAGGGCGTGTTGCGGCATCCGTTTTTTTGGAAGCAGCAGAAACTGAACTCTCAGCCTATCTAGCGACAGCTCCCGGATCCCTTCTGGCGTTTCTTGCATTTGATTCAACAGAAGGGCTCGACATATATAGAACTGACTTATTAGACCCACAAGCAATCACCGAAATAGAGTTTTTCATGGGCGGCCCCGCCAGTACCCAGGCATCCAAAGTTTCCGGCACAGTCCAGATCGACGGCACCCCAGCGAAGCGCACCGTCCGCGCCTTCGGATATGACCCGACCACGCACGACCTAAACGCCACCACCGTCAACCTGAGCAAAAGCCTGGGCCACGCCACCAGCGACCCGGACACCGGCGAGTACACCATCGACCTGCTGGCGGGCTATGACAAGCGCGTTTTCGTGGTCGCCTTCGACGACTACGGCGCGGACTTCACCGCCGATATGGCCGTGGCCGTGGGCGACCGAATACACCCCACCACCCCGAACGGGCACGTATTTGAATGCACCGGCGTGGGCACCCTGCCAGAGACAGAGCCGACCTGGGTAGTGGACACCGAAACGAGCCAGCTATACGGCACGGCCAGCATGATCGCGCGGCCATTTTATAGACCAATGGTTCATGGGCCGATAATGCCCGAGGTAACCACCCTCGACCCGGCTCCATGACCTACGCCCCCGAAACCAACCCGCTGGCGGTCGTCCTTGACCTTGGGGCACCGTACAGCGTCCCCAGCAACCCGCTGGCGCTGGACTTCGACCTGTCCGAAGCGGGCGGCGGCTTCGTTTACCGCAAGCCCCCGCTGGCCGTCGGCTACCGATACCAGAGCGCCCAGGCATCGAGGCAGGCAGCAGCAACCCGCCGTCAGCACTTCGACCAGGGTAGGCCAGAGGACGGCAGCGGGCGGGCGCACAGGACGGACCAGGCGCGCGTTGTTTGGCTGGCATCCAGAACCATGCTATGGGACCGGGTACCGCCCAAAGACCAGCGGGAAAACCCCTTCAGCGGAAACGAGGCCCGCCCGCTCTCATTGAGCGCAGAGCAGGCCCGCTGGGAGCAGTTCAAGCCAAAGGACGACCGCACAGGCGACGGAGATCAAGCCTGGACCACCCGGCAGCCAAAGGACCGCGGCGTTATACAGCCATCAAACGACCCAAAAGACCACAACCTGCGCAGCGAATACCGGGCATCAGACAGCATCCTAAACTGGCAGCCACCGCCGCCGCTGGAAGTAGAAGTGGAACCGGACGGCACCCTGAACCTGCGGTTTTCACCCTACACCCCGCCTGGCAACCAGGTTGTGGGTTTTGAGCTGGTACCGGCGGCCCTGCTGATCGAGATAGAGCCGCCGACCAGAAGCGTGGACGCACAGCCGAACGAACCAGGCTGGTCGCTGAAACAGGCGCTGGACGGCCGCACCATTCACCCCTGGGACAGAAAGCCCCGCCTGGGTACCGAGGTAGAATTCCCCAGCGCCGCAGAGCCCAACCTACCCGAGCTGACGCCGCCGCCCGAGCCCGACATTAAAAGGACGTACCGAATCATGAACGCGAGCAGCTTGATCGAAGCAGTCAGCGGCAACCCGCTCGAATTCCGCGACCTGAACATCGGCCTAGACGCGGATAGCTTCGCATGGACGATGAGCGCCACAATCCTGAACCGCGCCAGCATGGACCAGATCCGCCCAACGGCAGACGGACCGGCGGAAGTCACCGCCACCATCAACGGCCACCAGTGGCGCTTCGTGATTGAGAGCTACAACCTAGATCGCCGGTTTGCCAAAGAAACCTACACGGTCAAGGGAGCCTCGCGCACACAACTGCTGGCGGCCCCGTATGCCCCCAAGCGCACCGGGCGAATCACCAGCCAAACGAACAGCACCCAGGCCATGAACGACCAGCTCCAGTACACCGGATTCACCATCGCGCGACAGCAAGGGCTCAGCGACTATCCGATCCCGGCCGGCGCCTGGGGATGGGACAACAAAACCGCCATGGAAGTGATCGCGGAGCTGGCCGCAGCGCAGGGCGCCATCGTTGTTCCTGACCGCGAGCAAGACGTGCTGCACATTCGGCACCGCTACAAAATGACCGGCCCCTGGAAGTACGCAGAGCAGCCCGCCGGATTTGTGGATGCAGTGATTGCCGACGCCATGACCATCGGCTACTCCAGCCAATGGGAGCCGCAGCCTGAATACAACGCCGTGTTTGTTTCAGGCGTCACACAGGGCGTGGCCATCGAGGTGATCCGGCAAGGCACCGCAGGCGACAAAGCAGCGCCCGACGTATTCGGCGACCTGAACGTGGACGCCTACCAATGCCGGGATCGCGGACTGACCACCATCGCCGCCGGCGGCAACCAGGAGATTGTGACCGTGGAAACCGTGCTACCCACTAGCGGAAGCCCGGGCCTGATCGAGCCGGCGATGGTTGTCGAGTTCAGGGATACCCAGAACGCGGCCAACACCTGGCGCGGAAACGTCCTGGGCGTTAGCATTGCAGTGGGCCAACCCGGAACCGGCCGCGTTACCCAGACAGTCAAGATTGAGAGGCACCACTACTAATGGCCACCGTGAACCCCTGGACAAGATTTCAGCGCTTAATGCCCCGAGCGGGCCGGTACACCGTCATCATCAGCCAGGTGAACAGCGACGGCACCAGCTTAGCCACCCGACGGGACGGGCAAACCGTGAGGCTCAAGGGCGGGCTTGTGGCCGATGGCGGGAAAGCATGGGTAGACGGCGAACAGATTATCGGCGAAGCGCCGAACTTGCCGAGCGGAACGCAGTATGTGTGATTACTGCTCCAACAGCCGGCGGCGATCCTCCCGCAACCGGTCCATATCCCTGTCGATTTGAGTCACTTCGGACTGATACTGCTGCTGTTTCAGCGAGGCTTCCTGCGCCAAGCTATTTTCCCATGTAGCCCCGGCCAGGTTGTTGTTGGCTCTGGACTTATCAGACTCCCATTCTGCCATGTCCGCATCTAGCTGCCGCTTTGCGCGCTTCTGCTGCAGCTGAAGCTGTCGAATACTGGTATCAATCCGGTGCACCGCGCTCTTTACCTCGCGCCTCTCCAAAAAATCACGGCTACCCTCAGTAACCATAGACCCACCCAGCGGCGGCGCTGCTTTGTGGTCCAGCTTCACAGCGTCGTCCCCGCATGGCTGGCCAGAGAAAACTGTTTGCCCGTTATCGCCAGTGCACTGGTATACGGCGGCAGTGCTGACTGCTGGCAGAGCTAGCAGCGCTGATAAAATTAGAACTCTTTTCACGGTTCACAATCCCTCGTATTCGCGTATCCTCCGAGCATAGCAAGGCGAAATAAGAAATGATGTAAAATCTGGCTTTCATGTGAAACGGCCGCTGTAATATACAGCCGCAACCCATTGATTGCGCTCGCATGCGCTGCCTGCGTTTTATGCGCCATTTTTAAGCCCGTTTTATTGATTTATGGCGCTTTTTCTACGATGCCTTATCACCTTGACATGGCAGAGGTCGGCAGTTCAAATCTGCCTGGTCCTACCAGAATTTAGTTCAAAAAAAGCCACTTAGAGCACGAGCCTGGTGGCTTTTTTTGTGTCTGAAGGTTGGGGATTGAAAACCAGGGACAGATTTAAAATCTGTCCCTTTTCTTTCCATGTTGATGTGGGGAATTGCCCCGCAGGTGCTAAGCTCCAAGTTTTGCAGGTGCAAGGATCCCTTCAATGGCCACCTACCGAATGATTTTGTGCTTTTTGTTGCTGTTTAT